ATATAATTAAAAAAGGTCCTAACAAAGATAAGGTGGCAAAAAAATGAGAGAAGCAATATTAACAGCACTAGAAGACAGATACAACGCACAAATATCCGAAGCAGATGCTACACTTAAAATTTATTTAGAAAATTCTGTAGGTATTGGAGAACATCCACAACACATAGATGAAGTAGATAAACTAATAGAAAAAATAGCAAATGCCGAAGAAAAATTAACAGTACTACAACAATTTAAATTGTAAGGAGAAGAGACATGGAAGACTTATATATAATAGATAAATTAAAGAAAAGAATCAAAGCTACTACTACACAAATTTCAGATACCATGATGAGTGGAGGTGTTGACAATATGGAAAAATACAAGTATATGTTAGGTCAGGCACATGCCTATCAAATAGTATTACAGGAAATCTCTAACCTGCTAGAACCTAAGGAGCAAAAAGATGAGCAAGGAAACGTTATCGACATTGGACAAGGAAGTACCAAAAATTAAATTGGCACTTGAAGAAAAGTACGAAGAAGAAAATAAAGAAATTAATGTTGGTTCTACAAAAGAACCCTTAAATCCCAATAATATTGGAACTGAAACTGTAGACGAATTACCAGAACCCTCTGGTTATAGACTATTAGTATTACCATTCACACCTAAAGAAAAAACAAAAGGTGGAATATTATTCTCTCAAGAATCTTTAGATAAAGCAAGAATAGCTACAACCTGTGGTTACGTTTTAAAAATGGGAGATTTAGCATACAAGGATAAAGATAAATTTGGTCAACCTTGGTGTAAAAAAGGAGATTGGGTTATCTTCGCTCGTTACGCGGGTTCAAGATTACCGATTGAAGGTGGAGAAGTGCGAATACTTAACGATGATGAAGTTTTAGGAACTGTTAAAGATCCTGAATCTATTCTTCATTTAATTTAATAACATAGGAGATACTATGCCAGAAGAAAACGAAAAAGTAAAATTTGATTCATCTGAAAGTTTAATTGATGTTGGTGAAACAACCGGAGCTGAAATAACTTTAGATGAACAAGGGGAGCCAGAAAAAGTTGAAGCTCCTGTAGAAGAAACAATTGAAGTCGAACAGGTAGAACAACCTGTTGAAGCTAAAAAAGAAGAACCTGAAACTAAAAAAGATGAGTTAGAAGAATATAGCAAAGGAGTACAATCTCGTATTGCTAAATTAACTCGTAAAATGAGAGAAGCTGAAAGACAAAAAGAAGAAGCTATTGTTTTCGCTGAAGCTCAAAAAATACAAAAAGAAGAAGTTGAAGGTAGATTAAACAAACTTGATAAATCTTATGTATCAGAGTTTGAAAGCAGAGTTACAACTAATATGGCAGCAGCTAAATTAGCTTTAAGAAATGCTATTGAATCTCAAAATATAGATGCACAAATTTCAGCACAAGAACAAATTGCAAATCTAACTATGGATAATGCAAGATTAAATTCTTTAAAATTAGCTGAAAAAGAAGTACCTGTTGCTCAACCGAGAAATGTTAATATAACACCTCAAAGAACAGCTAATGTTCAAACTGACCCTAGAGCTGAAGATTGGGCTTTAAGAAATAATTGGTTTGGAAATGACAGTGCAATGACTTATACGGCGTTTGATATACATAAAACGCTTGTAGAAAGCGAAGGATATGATCCTCAATCTAACGAATATTATCAAGAAGTGGATAAAAGAATAAGACTTGAATTCCCTCATAAATTTGATAAGATAGAAGGTACTACTACAGAAAGAACAAATAAACCTGTTCAGAATGTAGCCTCGGCTAAACGTTCGGCCTCCAATGGACGCAGAAAAACAGTGAAGCTCACACCCTCACAAGTAGCAATTGCTAAAAGAATAGGTGTGCCATTAGAAGAATATGCGAAACAATTAAAAATCACGGAAGGAGCATAATATGAAAAATGAAGATATAAAAACCTCACGTGCGGGCCAAACAAGAGATAAGCAAAAAGCTAAAACTACATGGTCCCCACCCTCATCGCTTGATGCACCAACTGCGCCAGACGGATATCGTCACCAGTGGATAAGAGCTGAATCTATGGGTTTTCAAGATACGAAAAACATAGCAGCACAATTGAGATCAGGATATGAATTAGTGAGAGCTGATCAATACCCAGAATCACAATATCCAGTAGAGACTGATGGAAAGTACGCAGGTGTTATCGGAGTAGGAGGCCTACTGCTGGCTAGGATACCAGAAGAGATCGCTCTTCAGATAGAAGCTTATTACGATAAGCAAACTGCTGATAAAGAAGAAGCAATTAATAACGATCTTTTGAAGGAACAGCATCCAAGTATGAAATTCTCTAGAGAATCTAATACTAGTGTAACTTTTGGTGGTACAAAGAAAAGCTAATTTTTTAGTAATTCCTACCCAACAAATTAAATTAATCTGTATTGACCTATGTCGGTCAATATATAACAAGGAAAAAAACTATGGCAAACGCAAGTACAACTGGATTTGGTTTAAGAATGGTTATGAATGTTGGAAATACTCCAGCAACTTCAGGCCAATCTGAATATCAAATGCAAACTGCACCTGGTGTGGCGACTAATAAGGGCGACCCTGTATCTATTCAAGATGCTGGTGGGGCTCAAGGTTTCCTACAAGATGCATCTTTTACAACTACTGATGACACAGGAAATGGTGGTACAGCATGGACTACCGCTAACTCTGCATTATTAGCTGGTGTTTTCAACGGAGCATTCTTTATAGATCCTTCAGGAAAACCAACTTTTGCAAACAATATTGTTGCAGGACAAACAACATCAACTGACTATAACACTGGAAGTAATAATATACTTTGCTTTGTTAATGACAACCCATTCCAAGAATATGTTGTCAAGGCAGATGCTGCTGTTACTCAAGCAGCTATTGCAGCACAAGCCGCAAACTATAACACTAACAACTATACAGCAACCGCTAACTTGAATGGTCAATCGATCACTACTCTTGATATCGGATCTGCTGCAGCAACTAGTATGTTTAAAATTGTAAGATCAGCAAATGATCCGGAAAATAACGACCTAACGGTTGCCGGTGGAAATGTTGTTGTTGCGATTGCACAACAATCTGGTTTATATAGTTAATCAATCTAAATAGGAGATAAAAAAACATGGCAATATCACGAGCACAACTAGTTAAAGAACTAGAGCCAGGTCTAAATGCACTATTTGGACTTGAATATAAAAACTATACTAACGAGCACGCTGAAATTTTTGATACAGAAACATCTGACAGAGCTTTTGAAGAAGAAGTAATGTTAAGTGGTTTCGCAAACGCATCAGTAAAACCTGAAGGACAAGGTGTTACTTTTGACGATGCACAAGAAACTTTCACAGCACGTTATACTAACGAAACAATCGCACTAGCGTTTGCAATCACAGAAGAAGCTATCGAAGATAACTTGTATGACAGACTAGCGTCTAGATATACAAAAGCGTTAGCAAGATCTATGGCAAACACTAAACAAGTTAAAGCAGCTGCAGTAATCAATAATGGTTACACAGGGGCTTTTGCTGGTGGCGATGGTCAACCGTTATTCAGTACTACACACCCAACTATGGCTGGTACATTCAGCAATAGATTGGTGACTGCAGCTCAACTGAATGAGACTTCATTAGAACAAGCTTTGATTAACATCTCTGCTATGACTGATGAAAGAGGTCTATTGATTGCAGCAAGAGGAATGAAATTAATAATTCCACCTGCTTTACAATTTGTAGCAGATAGACTTATGGCTTCTCAAGGTAGAACGGGTACAGCTGATAATGACATCAATGCAATTAAAAATATGGGAATGGTTCCGCAAGGATACGTTATTAACCATTATTTAACTAATGCAAATAGATGGATGATTAAAACTGATGTACCTAATGGTCTAAAACATTTCGTAAGATCACCAATCAAAACTTCAATGGAAGGTGATTTTGATACTGGCAATGTAAGATACAAAGCTAGAGAAAGATATGTTTTTGGATTTTCAGATCCAAGAGGCGCTTTCGGTTCAGGTAACGTTTAATAAATAATTTAAAAAGGGCGACTTTACAGTCGCCCTTTTTTTAACTACAAGGTGTGAAAAAATGAAAAAACTTCTTATTAATATTTGGGCTTATAATCATCATGCTAAATTTGAAATTTTAGCTGAAGATAATGCTAAATCCGTCGAACAAGCTATACTTGACAAACTAGGAGAAAACAGTATAAAATGGGAAGATCTTGGAAAAAACTATGATCCAAGTTTAAATAGAATAACTTTTGAGGAGGTTATCAATGGTACAAGACCTATACAAAGCAAAAAGGTCCTTGGAGTTGAAGTGGGAACAGGAGCATCTGGATAATAACAGATATACTCTTGAGATGGTTAGAATTGACGACAAAGTCAAACAAATCATCACTGATATTAAGCTTGAAGAAGCTAGAATTGCTCACTTACAAAACAACGTAGAAGGCGTTGCTCCAGAAGTTTCTGTAGCTACTTAAACAAAAGCTACATCGTTGGAAAAAATTCACTCCGCACTGTAGGATCTCTTGCACTCTATTCAAAAATAACATATAATATTTACACTATACATAAATTAATATTCTGCATAGACGCAGTATAGTCGACGGCCTAGAGACTATGTAGAATTTAACTAGGAGAATATA